GTTATTCACAGTTCTCTTAAAGTTATTCACAGTTCTCTTAAAGTTATTCACAGTTCTCTTAAAGTTATTCACACCCTTAAAGTTATTCACAGTTCTCTTAAGTTATTCACAGGTATAACAGTAACTCATTCATCCTATCTAATTGCCTCATAATTGACCGAAAAATGCCCATATGAATACATATACAACATTCTGCATAGATACTCATAACATACACTCTATGGAATCCATAGCGTACACCTTATGGATACTTTATGCATACTTTTGTATATCTATTAGAATACGTTGCTAACTTCTATTCCTTCCTATATATACATATATAGGCGGAGCACTGACCATTTTATCGAACATTCTGTTCAGTAGTCATAGATTAGAAAGTCTCTCATCAAAACTTGTCAGATAGTTTATTGGACTTTCCGCTTGCACGGGTGTATCATCTAGACAACGAAAGGCAAGCGAGAGCGAGCCAATCGGGAGCACCAACGGTTCTTTGACAACGACATATTGAATTGCGATGACTGAACGGACAAAATGTCAGTCTTGCCCGCCCCTCTCACAATGGGGTAGGGAGCGCAAATAGCACGGCATTCAGTGCGATGAATGCTAGGGGGTGGGATACCGAACGAACCCACAGGAAGACACCTACTCACAGGTGGTGAATGAACAGACAACAAACATGGAAACATGAGTTAGATAGATAGAAAGAGGTAATCATCATGGAAAAAATCGTAGAAATCGACGTATGGTCAGACAATTGGGAAGGTCAGGAAATCATCAACATTCTGCATGACATCGGTATGAAAACCGCCGGAATGCACACGGAAAGCACTGGTACGTTTGAAGAGGGCGTGGAATGGGAACGTTGCAAGAGTGGCGAAATCGCTTCCATCTGTGTGTCTCTTAAAGGTGACGAGATGAAATCCATCGCGGAAAATGTACACGCCACCAAAGACGTAGAGGAAAAACCGTTGTTCCTCTTCAAACTCACAGTCATCGACGACACACCGGACAAAGAACCGGAAGACACAGAAGAAGAGGGGGAAGACACAATGGAAGAAGAGGAAATCAAAGCTAACGTGACTATGAACATCGGTTGCACCACAAAATGGGGCGATGTCCTCAATACCAATTTCATGATTGATGAAATCGGTTACTGCACCGATTGCACCATCACGAAAACAATCGGGTTTTATCACGGTCAGCGTGAGAACAGCCTCAAGGTGGAAATCTATGATATGGGTCTTGAGGGAGCAATCAACCTTGCGAGCTTCTTTGCAAGGATTTTCCATCAGGAATGCGTGGCGTTGACTGTCAAAGATGTCACGGTATTCGTCAAGGGCGATTGTCATAAAGAGTTCATGGACATGCTTGAAAAGCTGGAAGGAGCGGTGAAATAACCATGGAAAGATATAAACTGAGCGCACATCCCTACGCACAGTGCGGAAGATACTTTGATAACTACCTCGCGGGCAAGAATGGATGGATGACGGAATGGGGATTCTTTTCCTATGATACCAAAGTGATTATCATTCGGGGGGCAAGGGTCGTTTTCACTGGCTCCTACAGCCCTACCACCTCAAGACAGATGACGTGGTGGCTGAATGAATATGCTTGCAGAATCAAGGGTCTTACAAAGCACACCTTGAAGCTGATGAATGAAAAGGGTCTTGCATATAATTCAAGCACGGGTGAACTTGAACCACTTGAATCCTACGAACTTAGGGAAATCAAGGAAATTCGTAGAGCCGCGAATAACTACGGCTATGGATGGTAAAGACACAAGGAGAAAACATCATGGCAAAGAATGTAGGAATTGACACATGGGACATCAAGATGGTGCGTAGGTGGACGCTTTGGGGGTCTATCACACCCCACATTGAGTCTATCGTAGCTCGCTATGGGTCTATGATAGACCATGCAAAGGGTCTCAAGGAAAAGCGTGAGATTGAACACGAATTTATTTATACCATGTTATCTCATGGTATCGTTTGCGACTAGCTAGGGGGTCTCAATCATGAATAAAGAAGAAATCATGGAAACAATCAAGAGTTTAGCAAGGTCTCAGGGATTCTATGGGAGACTTTATGAAACTCTCAAGGAAAATCCGGACGCCCTTGAATTTCTTGAGAAACAGAATTTCAAGGATAGCCTTGATATGGTCATGTTTTTGGAAAGCTAGTAACTAGGGGGGGTGTCTATGTGGGATACCTTACCTACCGGATGGATGGGGTTTATTCAGGAAGTGTACATCTATGCACTCCCTAGCAAGATAGTAGTCAATGCAGAAGACTATCCATTCAAGGTATATGTTCTTGAAGATTTCCGTGACATTCTGAAAGAGGGGTAATTATCATGCTTAAAGTAACTCAGGAATACGATTTTGACGCACTCTATAATAATTCATGGGGTCAGGCGATCAAGGTACTCCTTGAGATTGACAAGGAAGACAAGAGTGAAGAACTCATGTACTTTCTTGAAGACATCTATCCCGATGGGGTCGATGAGGTCGAACTCAATGACCTCATTGCCTACGATTGGGAATGGCTCTATAAGAATATCGGCATGCCAAGCAAGTATTATGAAGAAGCGGAGGACTAACATCATGAGAAAGGCTACAATGGATGAAGTTATTAGAGGGGAACTGGTCGATCTTCTTATGGACTATGAAAAGTGTCATTTGATTTACGCATGGGATTTGGCAGACACAATCACAGATGAAATCATGGCAAAGAAGCCATGGTGGTGGATTATTAACATGGTCTATAGCTACTCTAAAGACCTCAAGAAGATCATTGACAAGTACCATATCCCCATGCACGGAGACTCAACAGACATGGCTAAACATGCCATCAAGATGGGGGTAGCTGAAATGCTTGTGTCTTGTGATACAGTTATCGACACATGGAAGGAATACAAGGATTGCGATTTCCCCGCCATGCTTGACCATGAAGTAGCAAGACGCATTGGATTTGACCTCTTGTTTGAAGACTAAAGAAGGGAGAAATTATCATGAAAATTAAAGTTATCACAAGTCGCGGTATCAAGAAATGGAACTACAATAATGTTGTGTCTATCATGGACTGCTATTCCGATAATATCTTTGATGTTATTGAACAGTATCACAAGAGAAGCGCCTTTATGAAATACCTCAAGGCTCTTTGTCGTGGCGGTATTGCAGATTGGGACTTATATGCCCTCTTGACTTACCATTGGAAGCACATTTTCAAGAAAATTGGTCTTCATAGCACCGCTATGGGGATGGTTGAATACTTGATTGAAAAAGAAAGGACAAACTAATACCATGGCTACACTTGATGACGAACTGAAACTGGAAAACGAATACAGAAACATGGCAATGGACAAACTCAAAGATGCCCTCAAGTATAAAGAAGACACAGGTGATGCGTCCCATACTGCCATGGGGTCTGGTCTTATCAATCATCTGTATGCGAACCTTGCAAGAAACATGAAGACATGGGTAGACCTCATGCTTACACCTAAAAGAGGCGTAAAGCCCATGTATTATAACCTCTTGAAGTATTCCCATGCACAGTTTGAAGATGAAGACACATTCGTCTCAATTCTGTGCCTTTCCCTCTTGTCTAACGTCATCAATCAGATTGTAATACCGAAAAAGCACAACAATAACAAGGAAACCATGCTCTCTAATGTTGGGGCTAGTACAGGGGAACAGATCAAGGATGAAGTACACTTGCAGGAATTTCTGAACTACTTGATGGGTCAGGACTATCAGAACTATATCAATAGCACGATCTTTCAGGACTGGCTCAAGGATAACAATAGGAAGATGTTTGAATTTACAAACATCCCTGTAGGTATCGCAAGGGGACTCAGGACAAGAAACAGTGACTACTACAGACGCTACTATGTTCAGCAGGTTGAGAAGAAGGTCCTGGATGCCAGCATCCCATGGAAGCCGAAGACCTTTGAGAAGGCTGAATGGATGACTTTAGGGGGCAAGTTGGTAGAGATCTTGCTTGCCTCTACAGACCTGTTTGAACTCAAGTCCGTTGGTGGTTCTACGGATGACATTCACGCCACGCAGAAGTTCCTTGATATTTGGGAAGCCAATACAGACTATGCACTGCTTCACGCATACAAGACTTGCCCGACTATCATCCCACCAAAAGACTGGACTAGCGTGGATGAGGGGGGCTACTATGGTGAACTCTCCGTCTTCAATAAAGCGGTACGCCTGTATCGCTTTCAGGAAGGTGGGTACTATTATGACAAGTACATCAAGAAGCTGAAATCCGCAGACCTGTCTAAACCATTCAAGGCTCTCAATGCCATCCAGAGTACCCCATGGAAAATTGACAAAAAGGTACTCAAAGTGGCTCATGAAATTGTCAAGATGGGGGGTGATAGAGCGGGTCTGCCTAACACCGAACCATATCAGGGTCTTCCATCTCTTGTCAACCCAACTGAGGAAGAACTCAAGACACACAAACACAAGATGTTTCTCCAGTACAAGAAAGAGGCAAGCCGTAAAGGTAAGATGATAAGGGTATTGGCTACCATCGACACGGCTGAACGCTTCAAGGACTACGACCATATCTATTTCCCTTGCAATATGGACTTTAGAGGTCGTATCTATCCGATTCCGTCTTTCAGCTTTCAGGGTGATGACCTCAACAAGGGTCTTATCCAGTTCGCAGATGCACCAAAGGTAACAGACCCAAGCACAGAACGTTGGTTCTTGATCGCAGGAGCTGAGTTTGCGGGGATTGACAAGGTGTCTTTTGCTGATGAAATCAAGTGGGTCAAGGAGAACGAACAGAACATCCTTGACACCGCAGACGACCCGATTGGCATGCTGGACTGGTGGGGAAACCTTGATTGTCCCTTTGAGTTCCTTCAGTTCTGCTTTGAGTATAAGGAAATGATAGCATACAAGGCTTCTCATGATGGGTCTATCGTAGGATGGTCAACTGGCGTACCGATCGCCTTTGATGGAACATGTTCTGGTCTTCAGCACTTCTCCGCAATTCTCCGTGACCCTGTAGGTGCGGAAGCAGTAAACCTCAAACCCGCTGATAAACCGCAGGACATTTACGGAAGAGTAGCACAGATTGTAAATCAGGTATTAAAACGTGATTCAGAACATGGTACAGCAGATGAATGGGATGAAGACAAAAACAGACCAAAGTACGGTACAAAGACCCTTGCTCAACTTTGGCTGAACTTTGGTGTCAACCGTAAAGTGACCAAACGTTCTGTCATGACCCTCGCATATGGCTCTAAAGAGTACGGCTTCAAGGAACAGGTCTTTGTAGACACAGTTGAACCGCACATGGATGAGGGTGTCTTTACCGAAGACAACGGCAGACCATGTGCTTCTTACATGGCAAAGCTGATTTGGGAAGCAGTAGGCAAAGTAGTAGTCAAGGCAGTCGAAGGTATGGAATGGTTGCAGAAGGTCACAAGGATGATCTGCAAGAATGAGAATGTAGTCCAGTGGACGACTCCCATGGGACTCATTATTCATCAACCATATCTGGTCACAAAAAGCAGAACCTACAGACTCCGCTTCGCACAGACACAGAAGAGAATTTACGTTCCGTATACTTTGGGTGACGTTTGGAGTAATAAACAGGCTAACTCCATTGCACCAAACTTCATTCATAGCATGGACGCAAGCCATCTCCAGTTGACCGTAGGGACTGCTAAAGACCAAGGCATTAACCATTTTGCCATGATTCACGACTCTTATGGGACTACTTTGGAAGACGCAGGACTTCTCTTCAAGACCGTTAGGGAGTGCTTTGTGAAGCTCTATACGGAACATGATGTTCTCAAAGAGTTCGCAGAAGAGGTCACACACCTGACCGAAAAGAAACTTCCTGAACTTCCTGAACGTGGGTCTTTCAATATCAATGAAGTGCTGAGTAGTCTCTATGCCTTCCATTGAGAGCTAATTGAGACAAGCTCCATAGTGGCTAATTGAGACACCTACTGAGGGAAGGGAGAAGGACTCTTTAAGAACTCTTTAAGAGTCTTACATGATACCTTAAATCTAACTACTATATACTATCTATTAACTATCTATATAAAGAATACTTAAAGTATACTTAATATAGAGAGTTAGTTAGTAGCTAGTAGCTAGTATACTTATAGACTCCATACCGCACCTGAAAGGACTGGTGAGGTATGGGGTCTTTTTTTTGTGTCTTTTGTACTGTGTGTCTTATACCACGAGCCTCCGGCATTGGCAACTGAGAACGCCTCTCAGTTAGTAATTGAGACACCTAATAGGGGAAAGGCAACTTGTCTTCCCATGACTATTGAGACACCTAATAGAGGAAACCATTGACGAAAGGAGGTTGACAATCAATGCATTTCAAATTTGCTCCTAAAGGAGTCTGTTGTCGCCAGATTGAGTTTAACTTAACGCCAGTAAAGAACTTTGCTGATAACACAGTGCTTCCTCATGAATACTGCGTGCATCACATCAAGTTCACTGGGGGCTGTCAAGGCAATTTAAGTTTCATTGCAAAGAACCTCACTGGCTATCATGCAGACTACCTTATGCGTATCTGTCAAGGACACATGTGCGGTAATAGAGGTACATCTTGCATGAATGAGTTCGGTAACTGTATTGAGAAGGCTGTAGCTATTATGGAAGAAAGGGAGTGGACTGTTGATGACTGCCTTTAAGTATCGGCTAGGCAAGTTCAAACTAGGTGATTTGGTCTATGCCCCATTCCATGGCTATGGGATGGTCACACATATTCTTAAAGAGCCCTGTGTCTATCCTATTGTAGTCACATGGTTTGCGACAAATGTACATCTGGTTGAAAGTGAAAGCACATTTACAGAAGATGGCTATCTGTCTGTCTATGCTAAAGAGGCTGATGCTTTGAAAATCACAGTAGTCAAGAGAAAACATAAGCATGGTAGGAAGCTCTTAAATCGCTTCAGAGAGTTCCTCAAGGGTGAGTAAGTAAATTTACTAAGAACCCTTGCGAACGCCTTAGAAACGATTTTGGAGAATCCTAGGGGTATTCTAAGAAGGAGGCTATTATGTTTAATGTAGGTGATGAGGTCTATATACCTCAGCCTGATAATGACATTATTCATATGTTCAAGCTACAGGATAGAGTCTTTTATCCTTACTATGGCAAAGGTACGGTAGTTGGAGATTTTAAGACAGATGTGCCATACCCTATTAGAGTCTTTTGGGACAAGCCATATTTTGCGGATGAACCCTATAGTCACTTTTCAAGGGATGGGCGTATGTCACTCCATATGATTGACGGTGATGAGAACTTCAAGCTCAAGCTGTTAGAAGATGTTCCTAAAGAGGAGACAGGAGGTTCAGAAATGGGACAGCTTGCTAGTGTCATTGACCACAACATTGCAAAAAAGCAGGATTCAAAATCTATGGTGGAGGACAAAAAATTCATGGAAACATGTCGAAGAATTGATGCAGAGCATGCAAAATTTAAGGTCGGAGATCAGGTCTATTCCCAGTTTTCTGGTGTAGGCAAAATCATCAAGATTGGCAAAAATGAAAACCTTGAGTATCCGATTGAAGTCAAGTGGTTTGAACCTAAAACAACTTCTACATTTCAGTATGACTTCTTCACGATTGAGGGGTGCTTCTATTCTGATCGTAGAAATGCTCTTAGGGATATTGTGCCAGTCGAAGAGGTCGATATGGAGTTTGAGGGGAAGGACGATGGCACTATCGAACGCATGGAAGACGCACTCAACAAGAGAGTTGAAGATGCCGTCAATCCATCTCATTACAAAGTCAAGGGGCTGCCAGAAGCCATTGACATTATCAATCATCTTATGCGTCGTTGTCAGCTTGAGGGATTCCTTTGGGGGAACATCCTGAAATACGCCTATCGTTACGGTAGGAAAGGTGACAAAGCTGAGACTGCGGGAAAGATCGAATGGTACGCAAAGCAGCTCAAGGAACTTTGTGAGTGTGAAGCAGAAAAAGAAGAAGGTGACAAGAAATGACTCTTAAAGAACTCTTAGAGGTAGTGCCAGATAACTACCCACTTGGTCTTATGGATTCTGACCCAGATAATTATTCTATTCTGGTCTTTGGCAATAAGAAAGATATCATTTTCGGATTTAGTCAGAGAACTCTCTTGATGCCTGAACAAATTAAGAATCTGAAAGTCGTAGCTATTCATCCCGGTGCTAAACCATATCTTCCAGATGATATTGATATGTACGGTGATGATGCTATTGAACTGCATGTGATTACTAAATTGCTGATTGTGGTGAGTCCGGAATGACTAAGAAACAGCGCAGCATTATAGGCATTATTTCAGCTATTGTGTCTGGTGTCTTTTGCTTTTTGTTTCGGCTGCTTCTATCTTATGATTGCAATCATTTGGACAAAGGGAGAGATCTTGCCGAACCCATACCCTACTATCTATCCATTTGACCCTCTCATTGAGGAGAAAATGAAGGAAATTGAAGAGATGAAGAAGAAGAAGGAGAACAGAAAATGAGAGACGAAACTATTGAGGCAGCATACCCTGTTGTAAAGATCACACTGGACTTCAATGGTATCAAAATTCTGTGTCCTACATACGATGAAGAGGAGGAAGACAACGAATGAGAATTAACAATCTTCAGGTTTATGACATGCATAATTCAATCAGAGCCAGTGGGTATCCAATGAAAGCCCATTTGGACGTTGAAGATCAGCACAGATTCCTTGATGAAAAGGACTGGAAGAGAGCTGTGTCTTTAGCAAGCAGAGCGTCTAACGAAGGACACGATAACTTCCTGTCTGGAATTGTGGTGTCTTTTGATTTGACATGTACTGTCAAGATGTGGACTGAGTTTGAAAGATATCATTTTGCACAGATTGTGTCTAGTCAGTCAACTATGCATCGTCTGTCAAAAATGGAACTTGATACAGCATTCACGCCATACACAGACCCAGAGATTGTCAATCGCCTGAAGGTCTTGCAGAAACGGTACAATGAAGAGCCGAACGAAACCAATTACTTGCAGCTTCTGTACTCTTGCCCTACTGGTCTTCACCTCACTGCAAGAGTGACTACTAATTATCGTCAGTTGAAGACGATGATTAAGCAGAGACACAATCATAGACTTCCTGAATGGAGAAAGTTCTGTGATGAAATTCTGGAGCAGTGTCCGATGGCTGCTGAATTTTTGTTAGGAAAAGGAGTATTTAATGAAACTGCCAACACTGAAAATTAAGAAGCTGGTCGATTATGCGATTATCCCTAAGAAGATGACTGAAGGCTCAGTGGGGCTTGACCTTTTTATCAGTGAAGGTTCTACTTTCTTCCCGCATGAAGTCATGATGGTATACACAGGTATCGCAATGGCAATTCCTAAAGGCTACCATGGGGAAGTCCATATCCGTAGTTCGTGGGGTAAGAGAGGCATTAGACTTGCCAACTGCACAGGAATTATTGATTCGGACTACAGAGGAGAGCTGATCTTGCTGGTCATTAACGATACAGATGAATTGTATCATGCTAAAAGGGGCGAGAGACTGGCACAGCTTGTACTGGTGAAAGACTCAGCTTTTAAGATTGAAGAAGCAAACAAATTAGAAGACACTGAACGTGGTAATGGTGGATTTGGTTCTACCAATGAAGAAAACGAAGGAGATAAATAATTATGGCAAAGCATGAATTTACAACTGGTGTTACCCCGAAGGGAAGTCTTCTGTTCCCTCATCTCTATGAACCTGAACAGTATGAAGGCAAAGACGTAGGCTATACGGTCAACATCAAATTCGATCAGAAGGAAACTGATGCTCTCATTGCCGTTATTGATGAGGAACTGGAGAATGCTAAACATGCTATCAAACTGAAACCGGGGCAGAAGTGGTCTGCTGAACCGTTCCTTGGCTATAAGGAAGACAAGGATGGAGATATTGTCTTTAAGTTCAAAGCAAACTCTCATTACACGACAAAATCTGGTGAGACTCATAAGGTAACTATCCCAGTCTTTGATGCACATGGTAAGCCGATCAAAGAACCCCTGTCTATCGGTAACGGTACTATTGCTAAGGTCGCATATACTCTTGTACCGTACTGGATCTCTAAGGTGGTCAATGGTATCAAACTCCGTCTTGATGCAGTGCAGATTATTGACCTGAAAGAATACGGACAGAAGGATGCAAAGGGCTTCGGCTTTGGTGAAGAAGAAGGCTTCTCCGCACCTGAAGAGAAGGAAGAGGACGATTCTCCGTTCGCAGAAGAAACTGACGAAGATAATGGAGAGTTCTAAATATGAAGAGGTTTTTCAGCAGGAGAGGTGGTTGGTCTAAGCATGTAGATGCGACCTACAGATCTGGTCTGGAAGACAAAGTAGCAGCACAACTTAGGGATGCAGATATTGATGCGAAGTATGAGGAGTATCAGATTCCATATGAGATTCCAGCTACTTCTCATCATTACACTCCTGATTTTGTTTTACCGAATGGTATTATTGTAGAGACAAAAGGTGTCTTTGACGTAGATGACAGAAAGAAGCATCTGCTCATTAAAAGGCAATATCCTAAACTGGATATTAGATTTGTCTTTTCATCTTCTAAGACCCACATTTACAAGGGGTCTAAGACAACGTATGCTGACTGGTGTGACAAGTATGGTTTCAAGTATGCTGATAAATGGATTCCAGATAAATGGTTAAGAGAACGAAAGAGAGCCATCACTGGCTTGATTAAGAAAACGAAGAAATAATTGAGACACCTAATAGGGGAGGAAGTGAAAAAGGATTGGCTTTTGTGAATTTGAAATTTAGAAAGAGGGATGCCACTGACTATATCTATATCGTAAAGAAAGATTTGCATGGCGTAGGACTTGAATCTCTTAGAAAGAAAAGCATGAAGAGAGGAGGTCTTGACACAGGTTTCCATTTTATCATTAGATCTAATGGTAAGATTGAAGCTGATCGTGTCGAATATGCATATTCTGGTTGGTGGTTCACTCATGAAGATAAGGCTGTAGCTATTCTTATAGACACAGCTAGAGACAGTGAAGTGTCTTCGGCAGTGAAGAAAGCTGTCAAAGAAATTGCTTCTAAGTATCCGCATGCAAGAATTATGGAAATCAATGATGCGGGAGATTTGGAGGATTAAGTAAATGGAAGAGCAGGAGAGTACCACAATTAGAGTACATCTGCCGTGTCCCGATTGTGGCTCTCATGATGCTCTTTGTGAGTACAGTGATGGACACACATATTGCTTCTCTTGTAAGACCTACCATAGCGGAGAGGAGAACAGAGGAGTGGGTCATAACAAAAATATCATTCCTATCGACAATATGAAACTGGACTCACTGAGAGCTAGGGGGATTACAGAAGTAACATGTCAGGCTTACTCATATTACAAAGTCAGAATGGATGGTGGTTGGTGTCAGGTAGCGAACTACTTTGATGACGATGGAAAGATCGTTGGACAGAAGCTCAGGTTCGCTAATAAGATCTTTAAGACAAGAGGTGATATCTCTACAAGATTCTACGGACAGCAAAAGTGGGCTGGTGGTGGCGGTAAGAAACTGGTCATCACAGAAGGTGAGATTGATTGTTTAACTGTGTCTCAGCTTCAGGGTAACAAATACCCTGTTGTGTCTATCCCGCTGGGCGTTGGTTCTGCTAAAAAGGTCTTTAAGGCAAACATGGATTGGCTGAACTCTTTTGAACAGGTCATTGTAATGTTTGACATGGACGAAGCAGGAAGGGAAGCAGTGAAGAGCATTGAGGGTCTTCTGAAACCTAATAAGCTATACATTGCTAATCTTCCTCTCAAAGACCCAAATGAATGTTTGCTGAATGGCAAAGGACAGGACGTTATCAAAGCTATCTGGTCTGCAAAACCATACATGCCCGATGGCATTATTAACGGTAAAGACACATGGGATGAAGTATCCAAAGAAGATGACAATGACAAAGGCTATCCGTATCCATGGGATATTGATCTCAATAAGATGACTATGGGTATTCGTAAAGGAGAGCTGACAGTCTTGACCGCTGGCACTGGCGTTGGGAAGACAACTTTTGTAAGAGAGATTGCCTACGATATGGGTGTCAACAAGCATCTTAAAGTGGGCATGCTGATGCTTGAAGAGAACGTGAAGAGGACAGTCAAAGGTCTTATGTCTATCGCAGCTGGCAAAAGACTCTACATCAATAGGCAGGGGCTATCTGATGAAGAGTTCAGAGCAGCTTTTGATAAGACCATGGGGACAGGAAACTATGTTCTTTATGAACACTTTGGGTCACTTGAAGGTGACAATCTGATGGACAAAATTAGGTACATGGCTGTAGGTGAGAAATGTGACTTTATCATACTAGATCATGTATCTATCGCTGTCTCTGGTATCGAAGGAGACAACGAACGAAAGCTGATTGATGTGCTTATGACAACTATGAGATCTCTTGTCGAGGAAACTGGAGTAGGTCTTATAGTCATTTCACATCTTCGGCGAGTTCCTGACCAGCAGTCACATGAAGAAGGTGGGTCTACTTCTTTGTCCCAGCTTCGTGGTTCAGGAGCTATAGCACAGCTTGCAGACACAGTTATTGGTCTGGAGAGAAATCAGCAAGCAGAGGGTCGCAAGAAGAACCTTGTGAGAGTCCGTGTTCTGAAGAACAGATGGACAGGCGAAACAGGGATTGCTGGCTACCTGTATTATGATAGAGACACAGACAGCTTGACTGCGGTTGATAGGCTGACTGATTTTGAAGATGATGAAGATAATGAGGATGACACTGATTGTCCTTTTTAATAACGAGGAGGAACTATGAAAGTTGATTGGGAAGATCGTGAAGTATCTATGGGTATCTTCAAAGCAAAGTATGCGAAGAACTCCGAAGAGACTCCAGAAGAATTTTGTGAAAGAGTAGCGTCTATCGTAAGACCAGAACTTCACAACTTTGTTAAAGAGAGTCTGGAAGCAGGGAGATTCTGTTTCGGAGGACGAACTCTCTACATGGCAGGAAGACCAGAAGTTAAGGCTTCTTCTTCTAACTGCTACATTATGCCGATGCCAGAAGATGACATTGAGTCTATCTATAAGTCCAATGCACAGATGGCTCGTATCTTTTCTCGTGGGGGTGGAGCTGGTGTAAACATCTCCAACCTTAGACCAAAGGGAGCTAGAGTCCGCAATGCAGCCGAAACCTCTACCGGTGCAATTTCCTTTTTGGAACTGTACAACACCACTGGTAACATCATTGGTGCGAGAGGGCGTAGAGCAGCAGAAATGGTTGTTCTGAATTGCGACCATCCTGATGTTGAAGCTCTTCTGGATATGAAAGCATCTGGTGAAAAGCTGGCATCTATGAATATCTCGGTACTTTTCACTGATGAATTTATGGAAGCCGTTCTGAATAATAAGAAGTTCAGACTCCACTTTGAGTGTAAAGACACAGGTGAGAACATTGAGAAATGGATTGATGCTAGAAAGTTCTTCACACATTTTTGTGAGGTTGCTTGGGATATGGGAGATCCTGGGGTTCTGTTTAATGATCGTATTCAGCAGCATAACTTTAATCCTAACCGTCCTAGCTATCATATTTCCACTTCCAATCCATGCAGTGAATTTCTTGGTGCTGACTACAGCTCGTGCAATCTCGGTTCTATCAATGTCTATAGCTTTGTTAGAAATAAGTTTCGCACTGATGCATTCTTCGACTACAAAGCATTCTGCGAAACTGTCGTCAAAGCTGTAATGGCACTGAACGATGTTCTCTCTTATGGTTATGATAAGCAGCCACTCCCAGAAAACAAGAAGTGCATTGATGACTGGAGGCAGATTGGTCTGGGTCTGTTTGGTCTTGCAGATGCATTTGTAGCTCTCCGTATCAAATATGGTTCTGAAGAGTCTATTAACTTCGTAGACACCCTTCTGAAGACCATGCATGATATGGCAGTGAGAGCTTCTGTTGGTGAAGCTATCAGATTTGGGTCTTACGGTAAGTTCTTCAAAGGTATCCTTCCGACTGTTGATAAAGATCTGATGACCACTGAGGAACTGGATAGTGTAATGAAACATGGGATGGCTAATGCTTCTCTTCTGTCTATTGCCCCTACAGGTACAATGAGTCTCTTCATGGGGAACTTTACAGGTGGTTGTGAACCTATCTTTAAGCTCTTCTATGATCGCTCTACACATAAGATGGAGAAGACTGGAGACAGCTTCCGTGTCTATGCAAGATCTATTGAAGACCTTCTGAACTACAATGGTCTTTCTTTGGATATGAGTGTAGAAGAAATCAAAGAGATGTTCCCCTGGGTCGTTGAAGCACATGACATTCCGTGGGCAAGCCGTGTTATTCTCCAGTCCACTATGCAGAAGTATGTTGACAATGCCATTAGCTCTACTGTCAACCTTCCGCATGATGCAACTGTTGATGATGTATTTAATATCTATGTTGCAGCTTGGAGAAGTGGATGTAAAGGTATTACGGTATTCCGTGATGGATGCCGTAGAGGTAATATCCTCGGGGTTGAAGAGAAGAAAGAAAAGGTTGAACCAAAGAAAGCAGAGCCAGCACCAAAGAAGCCCACTTGCAGCGGAGATGCTGATTATAGAGAATGCCCAGAGTGTCATGAAAAACTCTTTAAGGTTGAAGGGCATTGTGGCTATTGTGTTGGTTGTGGCTATAGTGCTTGTGGCATGTAAGTAAAGCATAGAAGGAGGAAATTAGGTATGCTTATATTTGATTTGGAGACCAACGGTCTGTTAGACACGATGACGAAGATTCATTGTCTAAGCATATCTGATGGACACCATAATGTTAAGGGCTATAGACCCGAAGAGGTTGAAGAGGGAGTAAAGAGACTCTGGGAAGCTGTGAATAACGGAGAAGGAATTTGTGGACACAATATTATCAACTTCGATATTCCAGCTATCCAGAAGATCTATCCATGGTTTGATATACCTAGAGAGAAGAGAAAGAATGTTGTAGACACATTAGTTCTGGCTAGACTTGTTTTCTCAAATATTGCTGATTCTGACTATACGGCGTATCATCGAGATGAGCTGCCGGGGGCTTTAATTGGGTCGCACACCTTAAAGGCTTATGGGTATCGTCTTGGTGTCTATAAAGGCACCTACGCTGAAGACACAGAGGATGCTTGGGCAATGTTTAACGATGACATGTTGAAGTACAATAAGCAGGATGTTGTTGTTACTGAGGCTCTTTATGAGAAGGAATTAGCGAAACATTATCCTGAAGCTGCTATTGACCTTGAACATAAGGCACAGTGGCTGATGACCAAACAGGAACAGAATGGTTTCCCATTTGACATTAAGGGAGCAATGGAACTTGAAAAGACTCTTAGAGATAGAGCTGCTATTGTGTCTTCCAAAATCAAAGAACTTGCTCCACCAATTCCGGGTAAAGTATTCATCCCAAAGAGGGACAATAAGAGACTCGGGTATAAAGCTGGTGTACCTGTTCAGAAATACAAGGAGTTCAATCCGGGATCCAGACAGCAGATCGAATGGGTCATTAGGCAACATTATGAATACAGTCCAGATAATGAAGAATTATATGCAGAGGATGGGAGATTAAAAATTGATGAAACGACTTTTCACTTTATGGCAAAAGACGAAGCAGCTCCTGAAGCAATTCGTACTTTGGCTCCTTTGTTTGAAGAACGGTTGATGCTTACTAAGCGTCTGGGTCAGCTTGCAGATGGGACACAGGCGTGGTTGAAATGTGTGAAAGGGGATGGAAAGATCCATGGAAGAGTCAATCCTAATGGGACTGTTAGTGGTCGTGCTACTCATTCTCAACCTAATGTTACTCAGGTTCCTCATAACGCGAGTCCCTATGGGAAGGAGTGTCGTAGTCTGTTTGGAGTGCCTAAAGGATGGGTACAAGCTGGCATTGATGCTTGTGGTTTGGAGTTACGCTGTCTCTCTCATTTTTTATACCCTTATGACAATGGTGAGTATGCTAATGAAGTAGTGCATGGGGATATTCATACAGCCAATCAGAAAGCAGCTGGTCTCCCTACAAGAGACAATGCAAAGACATTTATCTATGCCTTCTTGTATGGGGCTGGTGATGCAAAGATGGGCAAGATTGTTGGTGGTGATGCAGTAGATGGGAAGAGATTAAAGAAGAAATTCCTAGCTGCTAACCCTGCTATTACAGCTCTTAGAAAGGCTATTCAGAAGTGTCTTATAGCTGAAGAGTATCGTGGGAAGATCATTAAGTGGAGACGGAAGTACCTGAAGGGGCTTGATGGAAGACATCTACATGTTAGGTCTATTCATTCAGCCCTTAATCTTCTTTTGCAGTCGGCTGGTGCTTTGGTTTGTAAGTATTGGATAGTGAGAACGGAAGAGAGGTTATTAGCTCGTGGACTTACGCATGGTTGGGATGGAGATTTTGCTCTTATGGCTTGGGTGCATGACGAACAGCAGATCGCGTGCAGAACATCGGAGATTGCAGACACAGTTATTGCTGAAGCACAGGCTGCTATGAGAGACACACAAGCTCATTTTCATTTCAGAGTACAGTTGGATACCGATGGCATGAAAGGAGGAAATTGGTATGACTGTCACTAATACGAAAGGAGTATTCTATTTGAATAAATATCTTGAAGTTCTATGTAAGATGATGCAGAAACAGTATAGACTTCAGAGTGACTTTGCCAGAGAAAATGCTTTTATTATTGCAGAAGCTGCTTCTCGTGGACACATTTCCTCTGTGCTTTCTGGGACTGCTACAACCTCTTGGTATGTTACGGCAAAGGGCTTTAAGCTCCTGAAGAAGGAGGGGTATTTATAATGCTCCTCCGCATCTTTATTGATGCTGATATGTTATGCTTTGTGTCTTGCTCTTCAGTGGAGCGAGAGATAAATTGGGGTGATGGTCTGTGGACTCTTCATGCTGACGCAAAGGAAGCGGAGACACAGATTGATGATCGTGTCGAAGGAATTGTAACGACTGTTCTTGACAAGCTCAACTATGAAGGTGAGTACAGAATTATCATGTGCATTTCCGACCCTAAAGTGAACTTCAGAAAAAAGATCTTGTCTACCTACAAAGCAAACAGAATTGGTAAACGGAAACCTGTATGCTACTCAGAAGTCCTTGACTGGATTAAGAGGAACTACATCACAAAGATGATTCCTACCTTGGAAGCAGATGATGTTATTGGTATTGCAGCTACTCATTTTAAGGGACAGGAGGTGCATTGCTCTGGGGATAAAGACTTTAGGTCTATCCCCGGTATCTTCTACAACTTCCTTAAAGGAGAGCTGTATCACATCTCTGAGAGAGAAGCAGATAAATGGTTCTACACACAGACACTCATTGGAGACAAAGCAGATAACTATGATGGTTGTCCGGGAATTGGTGAAAAGACAGCAGAAAAGATTTTTAAGAAGGAGGGAGTCTCATGGGGGACAGTAGAGAAGACGTTTCTAAGAAAAGGTCTAACAAAGGAAGACGCATTGCAGCAAGCAAGGGTCGCTCGCATTTTAAGAGACACAGAGTATCCGGATGGAAAGATACATCTCTGGTGTCCATCGAAGTAGACCCAAATGATGATAAGACCCTGAACTATATTGCATCAAAGGTTTACAATGAGATTCGTTCTCTTAACTCTAAACCGGGAAAGAAATTTGCTGATCTGGGGTCTATCTACTATAGTCTTTACTGGCTTGCAGAAGCAAAGCACCTTATTCTATTTAGGGATACTAAAGGACACAATGTGGGTGTGTTAGCCTTTGACATTGTGACACCATGGTATACACGCTATACCTGTTTTAGTGAACTCTTTGTACTTTGCTTAGACCCAGCTTTTCATGGCTTTGGTCGCATAGCTCTTAGGGACATGAAGAAGAGAGCTAAGGGAATTGGCTGTGCTTTAATGGAGACAGGAGCGTCTATGACTGATGACCCTAAGATGATTGAAAATCTCTATAAGAGACACGGCAAATGTACGTTTATGTATCCATGTTTTGCATGGGTCTTTCCTAATTGAGACACCCTCTATAGGGACTAATTGAGACACCTAATAGAGGAGGATACACATATGGACAATAAGATTCCTTATGTTCATGAAGATATCGTAGAATATCTTGATGACCTGTTCAATTTCGATTCACTCTTACACACTCTTAGAGATGAACCCGCAGAGTACAAAATCGGGTACATTAAGGGTGCAAGAGATATTATCAATCATTTACGTTCATTGGCAAAGGAGCAGAATGAGAGGTGATAAGGTGTGTTTATGGAAGACACCTAAAATTCCTACACCATCTGTCACTGCCAGAGAATTGACACCTTCGACTGAAGCAGCTGAACCAAACTCACCTATCTATGGGGGTACGGATGCGTGGAAGCAGAAGCGAAGAGGTTCTCAGGCATTACAGATTAGGCGTGGAGACACAGGTATGAATAACAGAGTTAGTGTAAATGACACAGGAGGTTGGAGTATTTAATTATGGGTGGAGTAGGACACGCTATTGGTAAAGTTATCTCAGCACCATTTAGAGCGGTTGGTAAACTTTTTGGAGTTAGAACTTCTTCTGCATCTGTCACTCAGTCGGCAGGAGCAGCAGCAGCCCCAGCAGCAGATGCACAGAATAATGACACCAATGTAGACACGGATGCGGCTAAGCGTAAGAAGAAAGCTATAGGCAAGAAGAGTCTTATGATTGGCAATGGTTCTGATTCTGCTGGTGGTGGGACTACAGGTACTGGTCTTAACCTTTAAGGTGATGTAAATGGCGAAGAAAGGAACGACATTTAATCATGAAGAGACAGCAAAGTCTATTTATGAACGTCTGTCTTCTGATCGCTCTCCATATGTAACTAGAGCAGAAGATTGTGCTACATACACGATTCCTTCGCTCTTTCCTAAAGAGGGTTCTAATGGGTCTTCTACCTTCAATACGCCTTATCAGAGTATTGGAGCTAGGGGTGTAAACAATCTGGGGTCTAAGCTAATGTTAGCTCTGTTCCCACCTAACGACACTTTCTTTAGACTTACACCGGGAGAAGATGCAGAAGCAGACCTCGCAAATCAGCCTGAAATGCGTGAACAGGTTGAACAGGCTTTGGCTAATCTCGAACAGAAAGCAATTCAGTATGCAGAGACACACCAATATAGAGTTACCCTTGCGGAAGCTATTAAGGTGTTGGTCGTGACTGGCAACTGTCTACTTTTTTTACCACCAAAGGAAGGTGGTATGAAACTCTACAAATTGAACTCTTATGTTCTCCAGAGAGATGCTTTAGGTAACGTAGTGCAGCTTGTAGCTATGGATAAGATTGCCTATGCAGCACTTCCAGATGACGTAAAGACCATGGTGACTCGTGGTGGGGAAGATAAGAAGCCAGAAGATATTATTACTATCTATACTCATGTTTATCTTGAGAATGACGTTTTCTATTCCTATCAGGAGGTGAACGGAGAAGTAGTAAAGGGGACTGAACAGCAGTACCCTAAAGAGAAGACACCTTGGATTCCGCTTCGTATGGTGAAGATGGATGGGGAGTCTTACGGCAGATCTTTTGTAGAGGAGTATCTGGGGGATCTTAGATCTCTTGAAGCTCTCTCTAAGGCTATTGTAGAAATGTCAGCAATCTGTGCTAACGTACTGTATTTGGTCAACCCTAATGGAATCACAAGACCCTTTAAGCTGGCAAAGGCTAAATCGGGTAGCTTTGTACCGGGAAGACCAGATGATGTACAGGCGCTTCAGCTTAACAAAGGAGCAGATCTTCAGGTGGCAGCCTCCACTGTTACCATGCTCTCTGACCGCTTGTCTTTTGCATTTATGCTTAACTCAGCTGTCCAGAGAAATGGTGAACGTGTAACTGCCGAAGAAATCAGGTACGTTGCATCGGAGTTGGAAGACACATTAGGTGGTGTCTATTCTATTCTGTCTCAGGAACTTCAGTTGCCACTCGTAAGGAGACTTTTGGTACAGCTTGAAGGAACTGGTCAGATGCCAGATCTTGATGGTCTGGTCGAACCTACTATTACTACTGGTCTTGCTGCTATTGGCAGAGGTCATGACTTTAATAAGATGATGACTTTCAGTCAGATTGTTAGCCAGAACCCAGAAATGGCACAGGTCATTAACTGGACTGTTATGGCTGAACGTATGGCAAATGGTCTCTCTATCAACACAGAAAACTTGATTAAGACACCTGAACAGATTCAGCAAGAACAGCAGCAGAGTCAGATGGCAGCAATGGCTGAAAGAGCAGCTCCTCAGATGGCAGCTGGTATGATGAAAGGAAATGAAGAACAGTAACAAGGTTAGTAAGCTAACAAGGAGGAATAATTATGGAAGGTGAAGAGCAGGTCGTAAATCCAACGCCAGAAGTTGACGCTGGTACTGTGGTAGATGCAGGAAAGACTGCTGACAAGGCAGCTCTTGATACTCTTGAAGAACACAAAGGTGTCGAAATTACCGACAATGGTGAAAAGGTAGACACCAAAGACAAAGAACCTACTGAAAAGAAAGTAGAGGAGAAGACCCCAGAAGCTGAGATCAAAGAAGTCGAAGATGGGGTCAAAGAACAGCAGAAGGCAGAAGAGGAAGTTAAGGCTGATCTGACTTCTAAAGGTGTCGATTATGATGCCCTTGTGAAGGAATATGAAGACAACGGCAAACTCTCTGATGAAAGCATGAAGGCTCTTAAAGGAGCAGGCTATCCTGAAGCTGTAGTCAATGCCTTTATTAAAGGCTTTGAAGCACAGGTAAACGAATTTGCCAATGCAGTTTATAAAATTGCGGGTGGTGAAGCAGAATATGGTAAGCTCTGCAATTTCATTAAGGGTCTTGGGGAAGCCGATGTTCAGGCATTTAATGAGACGATTAACTCTGGTAGTCTGACCCAGCTTGCTGCTCTCATTAACGGCTACAAAGCTCAGATGACAACTAAATATGGAACGTCTAATCGCAGCATCTTAGGTGGTGCATCTATGGGTGAAAACAAAGGCTTTAATAGCAAAGATGCTATGATTAAAGCTATGAATGACCCACGATATGGAATGGATATGGCATACACCGAAAAGGTTCAGCGAATGACAATGCAGTCCACATTCTTGGGCTAATCTATTTTTCTATTATTTTTAATCAATAAAGGAGTAATTTAATGGCAGATGTAATTGTCGCACAGCCTGGTCTTATTCAGGGTACTGAGGATGCCCTTGGGGCTTATCTGAAAGTCTTTGCAGGAGAGACCCTTGCAGCTTTCGCGCGTTCTTCCGTAACTGTGGGAAGGCACATTGTCCGTACTATTTCTTCTGGTAAATCTGCTCAGTTCCCGGTATTTGGTCGAGCTGACGCTGCTTACCTTAAACCGGGTAAGTCTCTTGATGATATCCGAAAGAACATCCCGACTGGTGAAAAGAACATCTTAATTGATGGTCTTCTGACCACCTCTCAGATGATTCCAGATATTGAGGAAGCTCTGTCTCATTTTGATGTACGTTCCGAATACACCAAACAGATGGGGGAAGCTCTGGCTCTGAAAATGGATGGCTCTGTTCTTGCGGAAGCTGCAAAGATGATTGTAGCTAACAAAGAGAACCTCACAGGTCTGGGTAAGGGTGAAATCATCACCAAAAAGCTGGCAGCAGCTGATATTGGTGTAACTGAAGCAGAAGGTAAGGCTCTTGTACAGGCTCTTCTGGAAATTAAAGCGAAGATGTCTAACAACTACGTTCCGGAATCTGAACGTTACGTATTCATGACCCCGACTGCTCGTACCTCTCTGATTGCGTCTCTGGTTGCTATTAACCGAGACTATGGGGGTGTTGCATCCATTACGGAAGGTAACATTCTCCGTATTGCTGGCTTCGATATTATCGAATGCCCGCATCTGACCATGGGGGGTGCTGAAGCCAATGAGGGTCTGCTTCAGGGTGAAGGTCATGTCTTCCCAGCTACTTACAAAGACAAATGTGCATTCATTGCTATGCATAAGTCCGCTGTAGGTACGGTTAAGCTCCGTGACCTGAAACTGGAACGCGCTCGCCGAGCTGAATATCAGGCTGATATGATCGCAGCATCTTACGCTGTAGGTCATGGCGGTCTGCGTCCAGAAGCAGCTTACATGGGATGCATTGAAGCAACTGTGTAACTTAAACAGAGTATAGAGATATACTCAAAGTATTTGAAAGGGGTTGTATGGCTCGTACCATATGACCCCTTATATGTTCCTTTAGTTTAATGGAAGAATACCTAAGTACTGAGGAGATTTGGGTTCGAGTCCCAAAAGGAACACCAACTATTATTTTATTAAGAAAGGAGCTACTATGATTCTTACATCTAATAAATCCCTAGATGCTATCAATGACATGTTAGCAGCTGTAGGGGAAGCTCCTGTCAATACGCTTGAAGACTCACAGAATGTTGATGTTGAGAACGCCATTAGAGTCTTAGAGAAAGTAAATAGACAGGTGCAGTCTAAAGGCTGGTCTTTCAATCATGTTAATGAGACAAAGCTGAATAGAGACCTCACGACTCAGAAGATCAAATGGCAGGATGACCTTCTGTATCTTGTTGGCACTGATGGAACTAAGTATGTCCAGAGGGGTGACTATGTATATGACTTTGATAATCAGACAGACACATTCGATTCTGATATTGAAGTAGAACTCATTCGTCTTGTTGACTTTGACTACATGCCTTCAGTAGCTAGAGATTACATTGTAGCCAAAGCTGCTCGTATCTTCCAGTCTCAGACACTGGATGATGACAGTATTGGTCAGACCCTTTTGTCTCAGGAGCAGGAGGCTTGGGCTGCTCTGCAAGAGTATGAAATGGAACTTGGAGACTATTCTATGTTTAGCATTCAGCCTGTACAGACTTTGGAGGCTCGCTAATATGAGGAATACTAGAATTTCACAGACCATTAAGAACTTGATTTCTGGTATCTCTCAGCAGCCAGATCTTCTTAGGCTTCCTGAACAGCTCGATCAGCAGGTTAATGGTTTCTCTACGGAGGCTTCTGGTCTTCAGAAAAGACCCCCCACTCTCTATGTAAGTGATCTTGGAGCTGCACCTACTAACCCTAACTCTCTGGTGCATATTGTAAACAGAGATGAGAACGAAAAGTATGTGATGCTCTTTGATGGGTCTTCAGTTAAGGTCTGGGATGAATATGGTAAGGCATATACTGTAAAATATGAAGGGGATGGAGAAGCCTATATCACAGTTGCTAATCCTAGAAAGTCTCTTAGACTCGTTACTATTGCTGATTATACTTTTATCGTAAACAGAGACAAAGTGGTTAAAATGGGGAAAGACCCAGTTCCTTATAAATGGGATGACCACAGTTGCCTTGTTAATGTTAAATCTGGTCAGTATGGTAGAACCTATAAGATTCTCATTAACGATGAAGTGATTGCAGAATTTACGACACCTAATGGGGATACTGCAGCAGACACAAAGAAGATTGATACGAACTATATTAGAGATCAGTTAGGTGATGCTGCTGCTACTAAAGGATGGACAGTAGAGAAGTATAACTCTTCCCTTTACCTTACTAAAGCAGATGTAACCATTAAGACTGTCAAATGTGTCGATGGTTTCAATGGTCTGGGTATGTTTGGGTTTTTCCATACAGCTCAGAAGTTTACGAATCTTCCTACAGAAGCCAAAGACGGCTACACAGTAAAGGTCTTAGGTGACGCTGGGTCTGGTTCAGATGACTACTACGTCTCTTATAAATCTTCTGATAACATCTGGAAGGAATGTGCAAAACCGGGAATTATTGCTGGTTATGACAAAGCAACTATGCCTCATGTAATGGTCAGAAATGCCGATGGTACATTCACAGTAAAGCCAGCTGAGTGGGATGATAGAGACACAGGGGATGAAGACTCCAACTCTGACCCTTCTTTTGTTGATGGTAAGATCAACGATGTATTTCTTTTTAGAAATCGTTTAGGATTGCTTAGCGGAGAAAACATTATCCTCTCTAGGTCTGCATCTTTCTTCAATTTCTGGATGGGGTCTGCTGTAGAGGTACAGGATACAGACCCGATTGATTTAGCTGTGTCTAACAATGAAGTAGACACACTTTATCATGCTGTCCCATTTGCTCAGGACTTGGTACTTTTCTCTGCTAACTCTCAGTTCATTTTGGCAGCTGATGGGGTCTTAACACCTCAGAATGCAGCTGCTCCTCTAGCTACTCAGTTTACCTCAGCTAAAGAAGTAAAACCTGTAGGAGCTGGTCGAAGAATGTACTTCATTGTTAAGAGAGCTGAGTTCTCTTCACTGAATGAATACTACACCATGAATGATACTCAGGGGACGAAAGATGCACAAGATGTGTCTTCTCATGTACCTTCGTTTATCCCTAATGGGGTCTATGCACTGTGTCCTTCTAACAACGAACACATTCTGCTTGTACTCTCTTCTGGTAACACTTCCAGAATCTATGTGTACAAATATTTGTTCTCTGAAGAAGATCGTATGCAGTCTTCATGGTCTTATTGGGAATTTAAGGGAGCGACTATCTTAGGTGGTGGTTTCTTTGATTCTACCTTCTACATGCTTGTTGTCAGAAATGGTGAATTGTTTATGGAGAAAATGCTTTTCACATACAACACCAAAGACTACAATGATGAACCTTACCGTGTCTTCCTTGACCGTAAGGCTGTGTCTGCTCCAATCCCTGATGACAACTATGATGACATTAACAACATAACACACTTACATCTTGCAAAGGCATATGGAAATTATCTGTCTACTGGTGCAAAGTATGGGGTCGTTACCTCTGATGGTCATTATTATGAGTTCTCTTATAACGATGTGAAGAATGATAACGTCTACATCAATAGAGACTTGAGAGGACAGAAGGTCACTTTTGGAGAACTCTTTACGTTCTATGTTCAGTTTTCTCAGCTTATCATTAAGCAGAGAGGTACGGCTGGCATTGTAGCAGAAGAGGAAGGCAGACTTCAGGTTTCTCGAATGAAGATAAATTTTGCAAAGTCTGGCTACTTTGAAGTACATGTTAGTCACAAAGACCCCAGACCTCAGTATGTATACTATCATACTGCTAGAGTCTTAGGTGCAACAAATAACAAGATGAATGTTATACCTATGGAAACTGGGTCTATGATTATCCCTGTTATGAGTAAGAACGACAACTGCCAGATCTCCATTAAGACACACGCTCCTACGGCTATGTCTCTTATGGGCTTTACATGGGAAGGCAATTACATCAAGAGGACACGAACGATATGATTACTATTGACAATGCTACAGAAGAAGACATTTTTGAGTTTTCTGAGAACATTAGACCAATGGATGAGAAAGAAGTAGAGGTGGTGTCTGGTAAGACCCTTAAAGAGCATTTAGGGTTCCTTCTTGCCCATTTGGAAGATGTGAGAGTTATTAAATGTGATGGGGTCTTACTTGGAATTGGTAACTGGTATCAGTATATGATGGATTGGGGCATTTACTCTGAGGGTGTCATTGGCTGGATGCTTTTGACAAATGCAGTTGAAGACCACACGATCGAATTTCTTAGGTGGTCTAAAGGAATCGTTAAAGATCTTTTGAGTGCCTATCCATACATTACAAATACCTTGTACAAAAAGAATGAACTTCATGTCAAATACTTGGACTTCCTTGGGGCATCCTTTTGGGAAGACCCATTTAGGGACGATATTTGGCACTTTATTATAGAAAGGAGTTAGTTTATGTGTTGGTGGGCTGTAGCAGCTCAGGTCGCAATGCAAGCGTATGGGATGAGACAGCAGTACAATGCTCAGGCAAAGTACCTAGAAGCTCAGGCTCGGGGTGCGACCAAAGAGATGAACTACGCTTTTCAGAATTACGAAATCGAACGGCAGGACGCATATGATGCTGCCGTAAACGATATTATTAAGACCCGCATTAACCAAATGCAGCTTAACTCACAGGTTAATGCTGCTGTAGCTGAAGGTTATGCCGGTGGTGGTAGAACAGCAGATAGACTCATGAGAGCAGCTGAAGCAGACACTTCTAGGTCTGTTGCTTCTGTTCAGGACAACTATCTCAGAAAGTCTAATGAAGTTGATCTCAATAAGGAGTCTACTTTGCTCTCCACAAAGGACTATATTGCACAGCTTAAGAAACAAGGTGAGATCTCTAGGTCTCAGAAGTTCTCCGATATTCTGTCTCTGTCTTCTACTGCTTTGTCTGGATACAATGAGTATAAGACACAGGCAGCAGCAGCTAAGGCAAAAGGTGGCACATTTGACTTCTGGGGGTCTCATAGTCCGAATACCAAAACTTCGGGGTCTTACTTTACCTACAATGCAAATGGGCTACCGTCTATGGCGAACTATACAAATATTTATAAGCATGGTAAGTTACGGAAGACCAATTTACTTATTCGATGATAGGGGGCTAAATGGCTAATATAGTACAAAATGCAGTGGGCACACAAAGACAGTTTACTCGTCAGCCAGTAGCCACTTATCAGAAGTCCTTGAGGAATCTTGTAGATTCTCAGGGTATTGTTAAATCTGGGGCTGGGGATAGGCTTTACAATGCTTTAACTGGTCTTGGAGACACAGTTATGAAATATGCTTCTAGTGAAGAAGACAGAGCTAGAGCAAGGACTGTAGAGGTTGAACCTCTCATCAATGCTGCTACTGAAGATGACTGGAAGAAACTGTCCGCTATTGAACTGCTCAACAAATATGGGCAGTTCCAGCTGGCAGATAACCCATATGCTGTAGCTGCTATTGAACAGGCTCGTGGTAAGTATATGTCTGAGAAATTCTCTCAGCAGTATCAGATCACAATGGCACAAGACCCGGTGAAAGAGCCAGAGAAAGAACGTCAGAGATACGAAGAAGAGAAACGAAAGTTCCTTGAAGAGAACAAGAATGAGTCTTATGACGTTGAACAGTTCTATAAAGGATTCTGGGAGTCTAACCCTCAGGATCTCTTAAATATCACCAATCAGAAGGCTGCAGAGAAGTCTAAGAGTCTTGAGACTATGGGTAAGGCTTACATTCAGGCACAGGCTACTACATATGTTCGTGAGAATGCTGATAAGAATCCAGAAGATTTCAAAAATGGTCTTCAGGAGCTTATCAATAACTCTACGCTTATGTCTCAGCAGCTTGATGTCCGCAAAGCATTCATGGAAGGTATCTTAGGAGATATTGCTCAGGTAGCGGGGTCTCCCGATAAGATTAGACAGTGTGCTGATCTTATCATTACCAACAATGATGATGGTACTCAGCCTGTACATGTAAAGGATGTTATTAACCTCAATACATACCTTAAGATGGCAGAAGACACAGCTCTGGCTAGACCAAATGAATGGATGAATAAGCAGTATGAAGCAATGATTAACTGCAAGAATGTTGATGAGCTTGACAAGTGGTACAATTCACTTCCTAAAGAAGCTCAGCACATGTTGAATCCTAAGTATGGGTCTTACAGAATTACGCTTCTCAATGAAAAGAAAGCAGAGCAGAAAGCAATGATTCGAGCAAATCAGCAGCAGCTTAAAGCTAATGGTAAAGCTCAGAATGCAAACATTGCTCTTGCTCGTTATCTTAATGGGCGTTCTCGTATGACCTATTGCTCCGCAGATGATGCATATGAAGCAGCAGCAGCAAAGATCTCAACTCTTAAACCGGGAGATATGAAATCTTTTACTAAGATTCTTCTGTGGGCACCAAATTCTAGGATGCGTTCTGAATATAAGAACTATCTCCAAAATAGCATTTTGGGGTCATCGGCAGATGAGATGAGTGACTCTAGTGACTTTAAGAGCTTCACGAAGGCTCTTGAAATGTATGAGTACAATCCAGCACTCTTTGAAGCTAACTTTGGTAAAGAGCTGGGGTCTGATATGCAAGCTATTAGAGCTTTGATCGACTTTAAAGGAGGCTCTAATGAAGATGGCTTTAAGATGTTCTGCGACGGTCGAGACAACATGGCTAGAAGTGATGCAGTCAAGCAAGCTGCTGAAGACTTTGCTTCTAATGCTATGTCTTCTGGAAGTGGAGTGGAACTGACTGATTTAAGTAGTGAAGATGCAAATAATAATTTTTCGACTACTGTAGTTCCTATTACTGCTGATGCTTTCTCTAATGTCAACTCTACAGCACTTAAATATCTTAGAGCTTGTACACAGGATGATGGAGCAGCCCAGACTTTGCTTCAGGCTATGCTGAATAAGAACTATGTAGTTTATGATTCTCATCCAATGCCAAAGGCTCTATTTGCTAAGAAGACAGATGCGACTAATGGCATTAATGCTTCTTCAGATCAGTTTGGCACAGCTACTCGGGTCATGGATGAAAAGGTAGAGGCTGCTAATGCTGAGAACCCCGGAATGCATGCTACATGGTGGTGGGGTGTCGATGATAAGATTCATTTCGGAGACCCTAATTGGAACTTTGAAGAGGGCAATGGGTACACTCTGGATGAGTTCTATGATATGGTCAATCAGTGGTGGTATGACAGACAGGCTGAGGAAGAAGCAGCAGCTAGTGAAGAATCTAGTTCTGATGATGAGTCTGATGAGGGAGACAGTGGGTCTTCCGAAGGTGAAGGGTCAGGAGTAACCGTTACAGGCAATCGCAGAGCTTCTTATGGTGGTGTATCTTGGAATGGTTTTTAGGAGGTGATATGAATGGATAATGTTGACGCTTTTCTAGCTGCTATCGCAGGAGTAGAATCTGGTGGTAACTATGAAGCATATAATGCAAGTACAGGAGCTAGGGGCAAATATCAGTTCATTCCTAGCACCTATGCTGAATATGCGGATGACCCAGATGACTGGTCTCCGGAGCAGCAGGAATTAGCAGCACATAGAATGGCAGCTGAGTATATTGAGAAGTATGGATATAGAAATGCTGCTATTGCTTGGCATGGTGGTGAAGGTGCCATTGGACACGAAGACCGGTCTGATGGCAACATGACCACTGGTGAGTATGCAGACGCAACTATGGCTAGACTTCAGCAGCTTATGTCTGGAGACTTTATTGATAAAGTAGCGACCTATTCGGGAGCTTACGGTTCTAAGCATCCTTATGTGATGCCAGATGAACCAAAAATGAAACAGGTCTATGGCTTTTGGGATGAATTTTATAACAAGTTCGTGAATGCAGAAGTCGATAGTGGTTCTGTGTCTGCGGTAAGAAACCTTTGGGTAAACTTCACCAATGCAGACACTATCAATAAGGGTCTTTATGCATCTTTTGGTGAGAGTGACTACAGACCATCTCAGGATGATATTGATCTTGTCCAGAAGGGGCTTGAAGGTGACTCTATTGCTCAGAACTATGTTTTGACGCACGCAAGTAACAGACAGACTCTTTTGGCACTCTTAGCAATGAAACAGGAAGACCGTGCTAGAGCTGAAAAAGTAGACAACATGGACTATGGTCTCTCTTCGGTAGGCACTATTCTTGGGTCTGTTCTGGACCCCTCCATTCTTTTGGCATTCGTTCCGGGGGCTAATGTTGGTACTATTGCTGGCATTGCAGCAAAGGCATCTAAGGTTAGAGGTCTTGTGTCTCTTGGTGGCAAGCTCATCAATCAGAATAGAGCAGCTAGGATGGCAACTCAGGCTCTCACTTCTATGGTGAGTGCAGGAGCAGACAGATTCGTAGCAAATCGTTGGGGTGGCTTCACACCAGACTATGCTACTTCTATGACCTTTGCGGGGGTCTTAGGTGCTATTGGTGGGGCTATTGCTAAGTCCGGTGGTGGTGAAATGGCAAGACGTTTGGATATGACCAAACGTGGTCTTGAAGAAGAGACCACTCGTCTTGCTGTAGGTGTTACTCCTCGAATGGAAGCTAAACCAAATGCTCAAGCTGCTCTGGCTAAAGATATGATGGATGACTTTGCTCAGGAAGGTACTGACATTGATCTTCATTATAAAGAAAGAGCAGCAAAGGAAGCAGCAGAAAAGGCAGAGCTTGAAAGAGAGCCAGAGATTGCTCAGGAAGGTTATGGTCTAGTAGGGGTAAGCCGAAGAGATCAGACTGTTACTGCTACTAAGGATGTAACTACTGAAGTAGCAGAAAACAAGAGTTCTGGTTACGACCCTCTAACTCCTAAAGTAATTGAAAATGATACTCCTAAGCCTGTACAGGATCTTCAGGAGGTTGCTACAAAGGCTTACAATGACCTTGTAGAGCCAGATTCGATCACTGATAGACTCATTAAGAATGGACAGATGTTCATCCTTACGGAGGCTAAAGCTCGCAAATGGGCTGCTCACTATGGTGTTGAACTAGACCCAGATGCTAAGGCTTTCAGTTTACCGGGTCTTGGGGTCTCCGTATTGATTCGTGAAAGAATCAATAAGAGAAACCTTACAGGTGTAGTAATGCATGAAGCTGGTGTCCATATTGCTCTTAAACAAATGCTTGAACCAAAGATCTATAATAAGGTCATTGGTATCGTTAAGGCTCGTATGGAACACTCAAAAGACAAAGACTGGATTTCTGCTACTAGAAAAGCTACAAGTCCAGAAGAAGCTCTTGCTTACTGGATTGAAAATATGGGTAATAAGCATAAGAAAGATAACATCATTATGGAAGTCCGTAAGGGTGTTGAACATTGGCTTGACCCTAACTATGATGCAGATCAGTGGGTTGCAGACACAGTAGCTGGTGCATTGAAACAGTATGCAGCTAAGAATAAAGATGTGACGAACATCGTAAACATGATTCTTGACCCAGATCTTCCTAAGAAGAGTAAACTGTGGGCAGCTGCTAGAAAAGCTGAAGGTAACAATCCAGAGCGGGTCTTTAAGTATTGGATTCAGCATAATCCAGACAAGAGATCGGCTCTCTATAGGGCAATTAAGAAACAGGCTATTTCCTACTATGGTAAGGCTGATGTGACTGATAAAGAGATCGAAGACTATGCGTTGAAGACCTTTTTCAATCCAGACCTCTATAGCAGTGATAAGACATTTACTCCTAGTGGTAAGGTGTCTTCAGAAGCAGCGGACGCTAACGCTGTGAAAGAGAAAAAGACACCTGTTTATCCAGACACAGAGAACAGAGCTAGAGAGAGAGCTGACAATGCTCAGGGAGACCTTGAGAAGATGCTGGTCAGAAATGCTCAGGAGACTATTCATAAGGATGCGCCCGTGCAGACTATGCCAGATGGATCTCATGTTGTCGAAGGTATTACTTACTCTAAAGATAACCCTAATGGTGAAGGCATTGCCCAGACTGTAGAGGATCTTGGAGAGATTGACTACTCTAAGGAGCATAAGCAGCAGACTGTCTTTGATGATGTGTCTGATAAAGGTGAAAGCTCAAAGGTGCGTCAGGGCTTCTTTGGTCGCTTAGGTTTGTGGCTGGAACATGGTTCATTCGTAGGTAACATCTATGGTATCATGAGAAATTCTCATTCTCGTCTTATGCAGATGGCTTCTAACATCCTATTTAATGACCCTCGTATGAAAGCTAACTATAATGAGTGTCTTTCCGCTGAAAGCATTAAACAGATGATGCTTGACCGTTGGAACTCTCAGTATATTGCTTTCCTTGATAAGAGACAGCAGTATATTAGAGATACCTTTGGTGTCTTTAATGGTCTTCAAAGAAACCACTTCATTCATAAAGTCAACGAACAGATCATTGACTGTTACAATGCGAAGGCTAGAGGAGACACTATCGCCATGAAACAGTTCTCCCCAGAGATTCAGAGTTTGGCAAGTGACATGGAAGAGCTAACTGGTGACATCATGAGACAAATGCAGAAACGCTCAGAAACCCTCGGTGGTAGAAAAGGTCTTGGGTCTTTACTGGAACAGTTTGACACAGACAACTCTGCTAAAGAGTTCTTCCGTATCACAGATGAAGATAAGCTCTATGAATGGATGGGTCGTAACTACAATGATATGAATGATGTCTTGGAAGATCTTACTGAATATGCTAGGCGTTTCATGGACAGAGATGCTGAGACTAAATACTTCATTGAGATGAAGAAGCGTGAGTTTGAGGCTAAGAAGAAGACCTATAAGGGAAAGAAACCTCTTCAGTGGGTAGAACCAACACAGGAAGAGATTGAAGAACACCTCGAACAGGCTGCAAAGAACTGGGCATATGGGCGTGTTGATAAGAATAACTCTCGTCTGAACTTTGATCTTAAAGACACAAAGCTGGACAATCCATATACAGCTTTCTCTGATTCTTTGAAGCATCGTTTACCTATTGATACTTCGGGTGTCATGAAGCTGAAGAATGGGGTTGAATTTAGCTTTGATAAGGATATCAGAAGCTATGACCTTGATGGTTTCTTGCCACAGGTCATGAACAGACTCAGTGGTGAAATTGCTCTTAGGGCTACCATTGGTGACTCTAAGGCACAGAAAGAGTTCTATAGTAAGATCGCTCAGGAGCTTGCTAAGAACTCTCCAATCAGAGATGGTAACAGAGAACTTGAAGCAATGCAGATGGGTCTTCATAAGATTCTTGGTATTGGGTCTTATAATACCAATGAACAGAAGGGCTGGGATGCTTTCTCTAATTCTCTCAGAAGCCTGTCCTATGCAAATGTTGGTGGTAACATGACCTTTGCACAGCTGGGTGAACTTGGTGGCTCTATTGCTTATGGGGGTTGGAAAGTATTAGCTAACAATATTCCTTTCTTGGGAAACTTAGCTAAGAATCTTCGACTTGGTAAGGATGGAGCTGAGATCGTAGAGAACGTCACTAGAAAGATGTATGCAGAAGATATTGCAACTAGAGGGTGGAGTACATCTGCTTCTACAGATTCTAAGATCTACAGACAGATCTTTGATAAAGTGTCTGCTGATGACCCTACACCATCTCTTAAAGGTAGGGCAGCAGATGCTGTCAATAGAAACATTAAGAGGGCAGCTCTCATTACATCTTCTGTCAACTTCATGCCTAAACTGACCAATGCTATGGTTCAGTCTATGAGACAGGCAGCTATTGAAGATGCATTGAAGTGGGCTAGTGGTAAACATGTTGGTTTTCTCCGTAACCCATTCTCTAATAAGAAGCTAGCAGCAGCTGGTATTCATACCTCTAAGGATGTTGATAATGTCCAGAAAGCTATCAAAAAGTACCTTATTGATGAAAAAGGTAATCTCGATCACTGGATGGATGAAGACCCAATGTCCTTTGCTAAGTTTAAGAAGCTCATGGATAATGAGTCTATGAGAGGTATCCAGCAGCAGTCCATTGGTAACATGACACCTTTCAAAGAGAAGCATAGACTCTTCTTCCAGTTCAAAGACTTCACTATGAAGGCAATGAATCAGCAGTTTATGAGAGCCTTAACGTCTCATGAAAGAGATGATGCTCTTGCTGCTCTGTATTCCTATGCTACCAACACTGCGTCTTACTATGCAATGACTGTAGCTAAGTCTTATATGTTCTATCCAAACGATGAACAGAAGAGACAGGAATACATGGAGAAGAATGGCAATTTGGAGCATGTCTTAAAATCTGGATTCTTCCGTATGTCTATAACGGCTCCTTTGTCATTTGCAGCCGATGCTTATGAAGCTGCTACAGGTAATTCTATGTATCGTACTACGGTCGATAATACCCGAAACAGCAGATCTTCGGATGACTCGTGGGATAAGAGAGTGTCTGATGTAGCTAATCAGACCCCAGCACTCGGTATGTTTGGTAGACTGTACAATGCGGGACAGGGTGCATATCATCTTGCAAAAGGTGATGGCACTAACAAGGATATTGATAGACTCATTCAGGCAGTGCCTCTTGGGTCTTACCTCGGTATGTCCTACATGGGTTCGATGATTAAGGAACACTACAATCTTCCAGACAAGAGATCGGACTACACTAAGGGACAGAAGAAGCCTAGAGTAAAGAAGACACAGAAGCTACAGAAACTTGGTAGTGGTACTAAGACCAACAAGACAGCTTCACTTATTACTGCTAAGCCAAAGGCAACAAATAAGACACAATCTCTACTGTCTAGTAACAAGTAACAAGAAGGGGGAATAATGATGAATGAAGTAAATGGGAAGGATGTTTTCTTTATAACACAGATTCTTCTTATGCTAGGAGCGTTCTGTGGTCAGATACCCTTCTGTGCTGGGGTGCTTATGTTTGAACTAGCAATCCTTTGGTTCGTTATTCTTCCCATTTTTATTTTGGTATGTATCAATGTGATCTTTGGTGGGGAGGTGTGCTTTATTGCTACCCTTCTTACCATTGCCATTGCTATTTACTATTTAGTATTTCAAAGGAGATGGATAAAATAAGTAACGAAAGAAAAGCTCAGATCTTTTATCAGGGTGATGGAACTCAAACACAATATTCGTTTCCGTTTGACTATCTTAGAAAGGCATTTGTGCATGTCTCTCTGATTTCTGATGAGAAAGTTGAAGAACTCACTCAGGGTACAGATTACACAGTAACAAATCGTGTAGTTACTTTAGCTGCTCCTACAGGTCTCAAAATTAAGATCTATAGACAGACAGCAACGAAACCTCTTGTAGGGTGGGCAGATGCTTCCGTTCTTAGAGCAGCTGATATGACCGTACAGTCTACGCAGCTTCTCCACCTTGCAGAGGAGACTTCTGACCTTGCTCAGGATGGTGGTCTTTCTAAGGATGGAACTGATAACATCTGGGATGCTAGGTATAATAAGATTAAGAATCTTTTAGACCCTACAGAACCCGGTGATGCAGTTACACTTAACTACATCACAAAGAATCAGAACAGTCTCTTAACGCAGCTTAGAAATACAGGAGATACCCAGAATGCTTCTATTGTAGCTACTGGGGATGCTCAGAACGCTCGTTTGACTGCTACAGGAGATAAGCAGAATACCCGATTGACCACTACAGGAGAGACCCAGAATGCTTCTATTGTAGCTACTGGGGATGCTCAGAACGATCGTTTGACTGCTACAGGAGATAATCAGAATACCCGATTGACCACTACAGGAGATACCCAGAATACTCGTTTGGTAACTACTGGTAACTCTTATATCAGCACTATGACCCCTTTAAGAGATACTACTGCTACTAAAGCTACTGAAGCTAACAATAGTGCGGAGCTGTCTAAGAAGTGGGCTGTGTCTTCCTCTAGTCCAGATGGAGATACAAATAGTAAGTCCTCTAAAACTTGGGCTGAGGCAGCTAAAGTGCTTGCTAATAGTGCAGATGCTTCCGCTAGTGTTGCTCAGTCTAGTGCTACAGCATCTCAGAACAGTGCTTCTAGCTCTGCTTCTAATGCAAGTGTAGCTACTCAGAAGGCAACGGCAGCATCTTCTAGTGCTACAGCAGCAGCTTCTTCGGCAGCTAATGCATCTACAAGTGCTTCTAATGCAAAGACAAGTGAAACTAAAGCAGCAGCTAGTGCAGCAGCAGCAGCTCAAAGTGCTATTGATGCTGCTAAGTTTGACCCTTCTAGCTACTACTTAAAGTCAGAAGTAGATAACAAAATAGGAGCTGTCTGGGATGAGCCACTAAACTGGGATCAACTAGAAAATCAGACTACTGTAAAAGAGGGATGGCTTATAGTATATGATACTTCTGGTAATCCATGGTTACTTGAATATAGTTTTTTACAGCATCTGATAACCAATGCTCTTGACTTATCAGCCTATGCTCTTAAAACTGCTATCCCTACAAAAACATCTCAGCTGACAAATGATAGTGGATTTGCTGCAATCAATAGCAGTGGGCATCTTGTTATTAACGGAAGTGAGTTGTGGATAGAATGAGTGATCTTGGTGCAATTTTTCATGTAAAGAAAAGCGGGACACAGTATGATGCCCATGCATATACGACAACTGATGAGTGTCCAGAGCCGAACCTTAAATTGAACTTTAAGGGGACAGCTGCATACGTTAAGCTGGAAGCTAAGGGTAGTGGGGATGTACCTTGCTATGTCAAAAAGAGGAATGAAGGAGTCTTTCAGGTAAAGAAGGAAGCAGGAGTGCCAACTGGCTCTACTTATATATATGGTACGGGTACATTTACAGTTCCTTCGCAAATACATGTTATTGAGTTATATGGTGATTTTAACACTATATATGCAGGAGTAACTCCTAACACAACACATTCTATTTTCATAGATATAACGCAACAGGGGCATGTGCACTGGGACATACAAGTGGGATGTAACTCACATAACAGAGTCTATATAAATGATACTTTTATCTCTGAGATGGAGGAGGAACCTAGTGATACTATACGGATTTCTTGGTCTCCCGAAATCAACAAAATATCCCCCACGGTAACTGATTATTAACTAAGGAGTGTCTTTTGGCACTCCCTATTATATTTATATTAAGAAAGGGGGCTACTTGGATATTCTAAATAGTATTGTTGCTATTTTAACAGTAGCTAGTTGTCTGAGTGCTGCTTTTAACTATGTTGTTATCAGACCATTACAGCATGCTATTGACCTTAATAGCGATGTATTACATGAGTTGAAAAGAGAGATCGAAAGGAGTGTAGCAGACAGGCGTGCTTTGGATGTTCGTGTAGCAGCTCTTGAAGAAGCTCATAAAATCAATTCTAAGCGCCTTGATGAAATATGCTCTTCATTAAACGAAAAATCAAAGAAATAATCAGTACATTTAAGATTAAAAGAAGTGACAAAGACTCCATGAGACTCATTAAGTGGAGTCTTCGTTACCTTCTGTTTTGTTTGGTGCTTTATTTGGGAATGACCTTATATGAATGGGTCGTAACAGGTCATGCTAACTTATCTGAATTTAGACAATATATAACTGCCGTTGGGGGCTTGACTATTGCTATTCAGACCTTTAGTAAATGGCTAGTAGATAGCGACCATGATGGTATTCCAGATGAAGCCAAAAAAGATAATGAAAGGAGATTCCCACCATATGACCCCAGATGAATTTATTGATTTTATCGGAGACACAGCTGGTAAGGTTTGTGCTGAATACAATCTTCCAGCTTCCGTATGTATCGCTCAGGCTATTCTTGAATCTGGCTGGGGTAGGTACTGTATTGGTCAGTTCAACTACTTTGGTCGTAAATGGAATGGCTGGGGTAACTATGTACGGCAGCAGACCACAGAATATGAGAATGGTAAGTATGTAACTATCTACGACAAATTCCAGTCCTATTCGTCTCTTGAAGATGCCATTAGAGACTGGTGCGTCCTCATTAAGGAAGAGCCAGCGTATGCCGAAGCTCTTGCAGTATGGGAGAATGGCTGGTGTGTAGAGGACTTTGTATGGACACTTGCACCTGTCTATGCTACAGACCCAGACTATGCTAGAAAGATTATTGCTACTATGGAGGCTAATGACCTCTATAGATTTGATGGATGGGGTGATGAAGATGCCTAAGATTAACAGTGCTATCATTGACCAGATTGCTCAGCTTGAGGTCGATGCCCTACTTGATGGGCTGACAGACCCAGAGCTTAGACGCAATCCAGCTTTCCTTGATAAGGTCAGACGCTTCCTCAAAGAGAATCAGCTTCAGACCACTCCTGAAACACCGGGGGTAGCTGAACTGATGAAGAGGCAGCAGACCACAGATATCCCGATCTTTAAGGAGGAGGTAGGTGCCTTTGCTATGGACGGAAGACCAAATTAAACAGGCACATAAGGACTTCCGGGTATTTGTGTTCATGGTCTGGAAATCTATCGGGCTTCCAGACCCTACACCTATACAGTACGATATTGCAAAGTACCTTATGAATACCCCAACTGACCGAAGCATCATAGAGGGGTTTCGAGGTGTCGCTAAGTCCTTTTTGACTTGTGCATACACCGTATGGATGCTTTGGAAAGACCCTCAGATCAAGGTCTTGGTTGTGTCGGCATCCAAAGATAGAGCAGATGCAAACGCTGTATTTATAAAACGTATCATATATTTGCTTCCCTTTTTGGAACCTTTACAGACTCAAAAGGGACAGCGAGACACTCAGAACCTATTTGATGTTGGTCTTGCAGTGCCAGATATTTCTCCATCAGTAAAGTCCGTTGGTATCACTGGTCAGATCACTGGGTCTCGTGCAGACCTTCTAATTGCAGATGACGTAGAAGTCCCGAATAACTCTGGTACTCAGGTGCAGCGTGATAAGCTAGGTGAAGCAGTAAAGGAATTTGATGCAGTCTTAAAGCCGGGTGGTAAGATCATCTATCTGGGTACACCTCAGAATGAAATGAGTCTGTACAATGAACTTACCAAACGTGGCTATAAGAGACGTATTTGGACTGTACTGTACCCTTCTTCGATCACTGAAAGGGAGACCTATGGGTCTGATTTAGCACCATTCATTGCTGAACCGTATGATGAAGACCCAGAGAAATATGCAGACAAGTTAGTACCTACAGACCCCGATAGATTCAATATTGAGGAAATTGAGAAGCGAAAGCTGTCCTATGGTAAGGCAGGGTTTTCTCTTCAGTTCATGCTCAATACGAACCTCAGTGATGCCGAAAAGTATCCATTGAAGGTCAAAGATTTCATTGTGTCTGACCTCGATATGAAGCAGACCAGCCTCAAATGGGCATGGTGTTCAGATGGCTCTAAAAGGCTCTCAGACGTGCCTTCAGTGGCTCTTAAAGGAGATTACTTCTATAGTCCTTTGAGCCGATCTGAGGAGGTTTCAGAGTATTCTGGAACGGTTATGGCAATAGACCCTAGTGGTAGAGGTAAGGACGAAACTGCTTACTCTATCATTAAGTTCCTCAATGGCTACCTCTTTATCATGGACATCGGTGGTTATCATGAAGGGTACTCTGAGGGGACTCTTACGACACTCGCTAACAAGGCTAAGTTCTATAATGTCAATGAAGTGGTTATCGAATCTAACTTTGGCGATGGTATGTTCTCTCAGCTGCTAAAACCTGTTCTAAATAGAATCCATCCTTGTGCCGTTCAGGAGATCAACAATAGACAGCAGAAGGAGAAACGTATCATTGATACTCTTGAACCACTCTTAATGAGTCATAAGATTGTCCTTAATCAGAGCGTTATTATGGACGATTATAGGGTCTACGAGAGACAACCAGCCTATAGCTTTATCTATCAGATGACCAGACTCTGTGATGAACGAGGTGCTTTGGCACATGATGATAGACTTGATGCTGTAGCTATGGCTGTAGCTTATTGGCATGATGTGCTTGATAGAGATGCTAATGTAGGTATGGAGGAGCATCTTGAAGAGGAATTAGAGATGTGGGCAGACCCTGATGGAGGTGCTTTGAACTGGGGTAAGCCAGAGGTCTTTAATGATAAGTTGAGTCTTGGTAAGATGCATATGAGTAGCTTGAACCCCTTCAGGAAGTCGTAAAATGCTTTCTGAGGGCTTCTAAGAGGGCTAGAAGGTAGTTTTACCTAAGACAGACAGGAAGCTCTTAGAAATAAAATAAGAGCATTCTAGCTAGTTGGTGCTTTCTACTGACTAGCTATTTTGTAACTATTTATAAATATACAGAATTATGTATAATTATAAATAAGGATAGGAAGAGTTTATTGTCAACCTAAATTCTTATTGAGACACAAATATACAAACTCACTAATTGAGACACCTAATGGTAGAAGGGAAGGAAAGTTATAGTATACATAATGATACTACATTCTGTTCTTCACATTATGAGTTGCATAATGAATATTCATAAATATAAGTTAGTTAGTAGTTAGTAGTTAGTAGTTAGTAGTTAGTAGATAGCTAGTTAGTAGCTAACCTTAAAGACTCTTATGGACTCTTAAAGCCTTCTTAAAGGGCTGGTCAGGTATCATAAAGAATTTCTAAACAATTCTAAAAGATAACTTTATGAGTTCTGACCGTAACCTTAACTCTAGCTACTATCTAGCTATTATCTATCTATATAAAGGAAATGTACTATGATTACTAAAATATCTTCTATTCTCAAGTATATCATAGTAGCTGTAGTTTCTTTCCTTCTTGGCTATGGCTGCTATGCTATTTTACATTCTACTACCACTGACTCTTCGTCTAAAGTGGAGAGTTCTGCAAAGGACTCTATTGGTACTGAGGTACTCCATGAAACGAACCATGTGACACTTAAAGAGAAGCAGCGGAATACAGACCCAGACTTGGTGGTAGATAACAGATACATTGCTGAGATCAATGGTCAGACCTTTGAGATTCCTAAAGAGTCCCAGAAGGTTTCCAAAGAGACTCCTAAAGGACTCCAGACCAAAGTGACCTCAGATATCAATATGACTCCAGTGGTCAAGAAAATGGCTGATCGGGAATACAAAAGGAACTGGGAAGTGTCTACAGGTCTTGGTAGATCTCATGATGGTCACTTCTATGTACCTATTGGACTCCAGAGGAACTACAACTATGATAGAGCCATTGAGGTGTCTATTGGACTCTCTAAAGACCATGTAGAGAACTTTCAGGTGGTTCATAAGTGGAAGTTTTAGACCTCTAGCCTCTAGCTATCTCTGTGTCTATATGCGGAGCGAAGCGGAGGCAGGGTCTTATAAAAATTTGGTAAAAATTGTGAAGTGTCTATTCATTCACTTGGCTGGCTCTTAATTCCCCCCTATGGTACTCTTTAGGTATTCTTCTGGTTCATCTTCAGGTCTGTCCTCGGGAACTCTTTAGGTCTTCCTCTTGGACTCTGTAGGATAGCTTCTTGGATTCTTTAGTAATCCCTATGCAGATAGATTATTTTCTATCTGTTGCTACGCGAAAATCAAACAGTGTTTAACTTTAAGGCAGATAGATTATTTTCTATCTGTTGCTACGCGAAAATCAAACAGTGTTTAACTT